CTCAGTAGCTAAGCTCCTACATCCCTCTAAGTACCTACAGAGGTGCTCAGGGAATAGTAGGCGAACCAATTCCAGCGAAACGCGATCACTTGCCTCATTCAGGTCAAGCGTCGCTAAGTCTCCGGTCTTTGAGCCCCAAAGGGCTCCTATACCGTTAGGCTGCTGGTTTGTGAAGAAAACGTTGTACTTTGTGAGTACATTGCTTTCAACATGCTTCACAATAGCCCGACCCAACCCTTGTTGAATCCATTGCATAGGCAGGGATTCGCAAGAGATAAGCCGTGGCCCGCGAGAGTCCTTCGGCACAAGGCAAACCTTGGCCGGAATTTCTCTCTCTGTCAACAGAGAATAATCTCTGTAACAATCACAGACATGCCCGACAGATGCACAAAAGTAGGCATCGAAGGGGTAGAGATCCGTGAGTCGACCAGGGACGTTCGTCCAATGATACTTCTCCCAAAGCTGTTCTTTTGTAGAAACAGCTCCAGGACCGTGTCGTGGATAGATATCCGTGGGATCGAAAAGGCTGAACAAGTCCGAAAGGATTGCCCTAGCCTTGCGAACGACGTGACCTCGATCCAGAATGGCACCAGGTTGGTGCCACCTGCGATGAGGATCCGCCGTAGTAACGTTAACTCTGTCTTGCGACAGGGTTGCGTCAACGTTTGTGAGTTCATTCTCAGTTCTTACAAACTTCGAAATGACGCGCATTTCTTGCTCAGCTGTATAAGGCAACTCGTACTTGTAGAACAAGCCGAATATTTGCCTTAAATGGCCGACAGATTTTGCGCACGGTTCCGGAAGTAACTGACCGTCTTGATCGAGCACTTGATTGAATAATTCACCCAGAAACCTGGGCAATTTACTACCGCGTTGCGCTGCGAAGCGCAATTTAGTAGCGTTCAATGGAGTGTCCGCAGACAAAGCCTTTTCGAAGGCCTTGCCTAGACGGGGTAGGGTTTTCGTGAGAAAACCTATTCCTTCCGACGATGAGAGTCTCTTCTCTACGACACGTGTCGTGTTGAGTAGACTCTTGTAGTTGAATACTAAACCGAGCGACGTGTGAACGTCGTGCAGTAAGGCAGCGATGATTTTACTTTCATCTAGGCTCTTATTGGTCGCCATATGGTTTGAC